CAAGTTCTGCTATTATTCTTGATTGTACTTCTGGATTTTTTGCCGCATCTGTTAGTGATTCAAAAGCAGAACCTTGTACTAATAACCCGGCCAATGCACCTAAATCTTTATTAGCATAATTTACACCGTATTGAACTATCGGTTTTTCCGATATGTGTAATGTTATAACATTTTTCAATCGGGATGTTGATCCGTTGCTAAATAAAGGTAAGCTCGCAATAGATTCCTTGCTAAGACTAACACCCAGGGTAACAGCTGCACCTGTTAATAATGCTGCAGGAATATTTTTTATTTTTACTCCCATCCCTATAGCAGTTGCTGTGGCTGCCGCGGCTGTAACAAGTTCCACATTATCATATATCGTTTTGCCTGTTGCTGCGATAGCATCTTGTGTAATTTTAGTGCCAGAATTATTTAACTGGTTTACTATTTTTTGTTGATCTTCGCTCAAATAATGTTCTGCCGGATTATTCTGTATTCCGTTACTGGCTTTATCTCTAGTATTAATATAGAACGCAACATAATTTTGTAAGTCTTCTTTTACTCTCAATCCATCCGGATATTCCATAGCTTTTACATTATAATCAGAAAGATTTTGATTCTTCCATTTTTTAACTAGAGCTTCTGCTTCTTGACTGCTGTTTATTGGCATATATTTCTATATAAATATTGTTGGATCATTATTATTTATATTAAATGTTATACACCAAAACCTATAAGGGCAAGTTTAGAACCAAGAATCCTTCGAAATACAAGGGTGACGTGAATAATATTGTATATCGTTCCTTATGGGAATTGCGCTTTATGAAATGGTGCGATTCTAATACTTCTGTGCAGGAATGGGGGTCTGAAACAGTAATCGTACCCTATATTTCCCCGCTGGATAAAAAGGTGCACCGATACTTTGTAGATTTCTATATTAAAGTGATGGATAAAAATGGCGGGTTGCAGAAGTATCTAATAGAAATAAAACCCGAGAGATTCACTAAACCTCCTACAATTCCTGCAAGGAAAACAAAGGCATTTATAGATGAAGTCTTTCAGTATGGTGTAAATGAAGCTAAATGGAAAGCAGCGTTTGAGTTTTGTCAGGATAGAAATATGAAATTTATGGTATTAACTGAAAAAGATTTAGGATTAATAAATGGCTGATAACGTATTTCAAACTGTTAGTATGAAAGCGGGCGATGCTCAGAAGTCATACTATTGGTATAGAGAACAAGTTAAGAATCTTGGTTCTAACTTATCCGGTACCCAATTATTAAGAAATGAAAAATTAACTTCAAGAATACGCCCAGGCGAAATGTACTTGTTTATGTATGACCCTAAACTTAAAAAGACTTTGCCGTACTATGATGCGGTTCCTTTAGTATTACCCTTTCAGATTGTTAAAGATGGTTTTTTAGGTATTAATCTTCACTACTTACCGTATCTAGCTAGATTTAATTTATTAGGTGAATTAAATAAATTGACATTAGATAAAAGAATAAATGAGAATACTAGAATACAAATATCTTGGCAAATATTAAATAGTTCATCCAAGTATTTAGCAGCAACAGCATGTGTTAAACATTACTTAAGTTCTCACTTAAGATCAAGATTTTTAAAAATAAATTATACAGATTGGATCACCGCATCTATGCTACCTGTTGAAAGATTCAAATCAGATTCAGGAAACGATCCGTCAAAAGCTAAAGTTTGGCGAGACACCTCAAAGAAAATATAGGTAAACCATGACATCACCATTAGAACGATTTATAAGTCAAGTAAATAATCTTGGTTTAGCAAAAACTAATTCATTTAATGTAGAAATATTTACTCCGCCTTGTATACAAGATGTAACAGGCACAAGAAAAATGCCATCTTTATTAACATTATTTTGTCAGAATGCTTCGTTTCCTGCAACTAATATAGGAGTTCGAGATTTGAAAATCACCGGACCAACTTATAAAAGACCATATAGTATAGATTATGGCGGAGAAGGAATCCAATTGACTTTTCTAGTAGATAGACAAATGAATATTAAATCTTATTTTGATTTGTGGATGAATAAAATAATTAATCCCTTTGAATTTACTGCATACTATGATGAAAAAGAAACTAAGTATACCACAGATATCTTTATAAGACAAGTAACACAAACTACTCCTCCTCCTGTGGGATACGAGAATTTAGAAGGCGTTGTAGATGAGGACGAGACATATTTTGTAAAACTTGAAGATGCTTTTCCTAGAAATATAGGTCTAATTGAGTTAGATACTACTGCACAAAATTCTGTACATAAATTAACTGTAAATTTTGCTTACAGGAAAGTTAGATTTCAGGGAGACATTTACCAAGAAGGCAGTTGGTTACTTACAGAGAGTCCGCAATAATAAAGGAACATTATGGCTTTACCAAAATTAGAAACCCCAATTTATGAATTGAATTTACCCTCAACCGGAGAGAAAATAACATTCAGACCATTTCTCGTAAAAGAATATAAAATATCACTAACAACGTTGGATGCAGAAAATTCTGAGATTAATCGTGTTGTTACGCAATTAGTTGATGCATGTACATTTAACAAATTAAAAATCGATACACTTGCAAATTTTGATATAGAATATATCTTTTTAAATATGCGAGCAAAATCAATAGGTGAAATAACAAATCTATTATTAAATTGCAATAATTGTGATAATCAAATATCATTGGATTTAGATTTGACAAAAGCAACTGTGGAAAAATCTCCAGAACATTCTTCTAAGATTAATCTAACAGACAATATTATTCTGGAAATGAGATATCCTAAGTTTAACGAAATGATTGATATCTATCAAAATTTTAAATCGGATAGGATAGTAGAATTACTAAGTACTTGTATAAAAGCAGTGTATACTGAAGATAAAATATATGACGATTATACTGCAGAAGAATTATTAGAATTCGTTAATTCTTTTTCTAAAAATCAATTTGAGATGATTGAAACCTTCTTTTTAACTATGCCTAAATTGGTACAACGTATAGAACAAGATTGTGATAAATGCGGAGCACATAATACAATGACTCTGGAGGGTCTGCAAAATTTTTTCGTCTGACCCTTTCCCATGAGGGCCTTTTAAACTATTTTACGTTAAATTCTACTCTGATAACTAAATATAATTATTCTCTTACAGAAATAGAAAATATGATACCATGGGAAAGAGATACTTATATATCATTAATTATTACGCAGATCAATGAAGAAAATGAGAAAATAAAACAAAAGAATTTCAGGAATAATCAATAATGTTACCAACAAATCCCCAATCTCTAACTGCTGCGGATAGGTCTGTTTTAGATAATCTAAAACAACAAGGCGAGCAAATAAATCGCCAGACTAGAGTCTTAGAAACTTTAATAGATAAAGTAACAAGACAGATGAGATCTGACGAAAGATTAGAAAAAGGAAGTAAAAAAGACAAGACAGAAATTAAAGGTGACACCAGAGTAAAAGATGTTCCAGGTGTAGCATTTGATAAGTTTTCAGATAGTTTAAACGAATTTATTACGGGTATGTTCAAAGAAAATAAAGCAAAACCTATAGATAAATCCAAAGAACCATCATTAAATAATAAAGATAAAACATCAAAAGATGAAAAAGACGTATTAAAAAATATACTGAATAATATGGTAACAACATCTAAGTATCAGGAACAGATGTTAGAGCATACAAAAGCATTACAATCTATTGCCGACAAAACATTTGTTAGTATAAATGATTTAAAAGATAATCTTCAAAATGCAGAACAACCTGAAAATAATACTACAATAGAAGATACTGAAAAGCCAAAAGCAGATAAAAAAGAAAACAATAATAAAAAGTTAAAAATTGACTCCGACAAATTAAAACCTACACTAATGGCATCAAACGATACTGCATTTGCTGCAGCAAATGATGAGACTAAATTTACTGAGAAAAAATTACCTGATTCTATAGGTGTATCTGTAGGAAAAAATTTAAAACCGCAATTTGACGTATTAGGAAAAACTCTAAAGGATAGTTTAGCAGAGGGATTTGATCAATTAGATGAATCTATTTCTAATTTAAAGGGTATTGGTTTACCTTCAGTAATACCTATACCACCGGTAATCCCACCCCCCGTTGCAACAGCAGGCGCTGGTGCCGCAACCGCCGCAAGCACAGCGGCAGCTGCCGGAGCAACAACTGGATTAAAGAGTACTGCAGGCAAAGTATTAAAAGGTGCTGGAATATTAGGTGCGGGGTTTGTACTAGGTGAACAGTTATTTGGTACTAGCGATGAGGAACTTGCCACATTGAGGGCAGCGGAGGAAAAGAAAAAGGGAACACAAGCACAAGTCCGAGCAATTGATAATAAAATAGAAAATGCAGAATCTGAAAGAAATGCAGCAGATAAAAAGACAGGCGGAAGATATACTGAAGGTAGATTGCAAAGAAGAGCAGATAAAATAGATCCAGCTGTTCTTAAAGCGGCACAACAAGTATTAAACGATCCAAATTTACAAGATCCAGATTATCTATCTTTACCCGAAAATAAAGGTCATCTCGAAACAATAGAAAAAATGCAAAATCTATATGAAAGAAATCCAGATGCTGTAACAAATATGATTAAACCAAAGAAAACAGATAAAACAAGTTTAATGCAGGATGTTACAGATCAAAATAGAGCATTAACTTCAAATGCAAATAAAGATAGCGCACCTGTTATTATAAACAATACTAATAATAATGTAGCAGATTCTGGGTCTTCTATATCATTTGCTTCTGCCAGACCTAGAAATACATCTACTGCAATAAATGATTATTTTAGGAATAATGGCAGGTTACACGATTCTGTTTACGGATAAGTAAAAACCCCGCCGAAGCGGGGTCTAATTAAAAGAAGATATTTTAATCTTCTGCTAATTTTGCGAAATAGGATAATGACTCATCGTCATCCTCAAAGTCTACTTCTTTAGCAGGCGCCTTAACAGGTGCCTTTTCTGTCTTTGGTGAAAAGCTTTGCTTTGGAGCTGATACTTGTTCTTCAAGATCAATCTCTTCGGCGCGCTTGCCTGGAACAGCAGAACCACTCAATCCCATAACCATTTCGAATTTCTTCTTTAAATCGTCATAAGACTTGAAGTGTTTTTCATCCAAGAACTGTGTCAATGAATGTTGCTTAGCCCAGATTTTTTCAATATCAGCATCGTCTTCAGCAACTGGACTTGCTGCTTCAAATTCTGACTTATCATAATTACGATAACCTTCCACCTGGCGAATCTTCAACTTGAAGTTTGCGCCTTCCCAGAAGTCAAACACATTGATTGGTTTTTCATCTTGGAATTGTGGCTCAGCCATGTCTTTAATCTTATCAAAGATCTTCTTACCAAATTTGTAAAGGAATACTTTACCTTCATTCTCTGGATGAGCGGGATCCTTAACAATAAGGATGTTAGTTGTGTAACTTAACTTACGCTTTTGTTTACGAGCAATTTCTTTATTTGCTTCAGAACCAGAGTTCCAAAGTTCTGTATTATATTCAGATACAGGATCTGCTTTACCTACAGAGGTTAAAGAATTTTCGATGTACCATTTTCCACCTGGACCTTGGAATCCATGATTCCAAACTCTAACCCAAGGCAAATCTTCGCCTTTAGGTGCAGGTAAAAATCGTAAGACAGCATAACCGTTGCCCGCTTTGTCTACTTCTGGAGACCAGAAGCGATCATCTGCGCCACGTGATTCTGCTTGGGGGTTTGCGATCTTTTCTACCTCTTTCATGAGGGAGTCAAATCCGCCGCGGGATTTTCTTAGATCAGATAGTGATGTGAATGCCATAATTTGCCTTTCGTATTAGCGGTGTATAAATTGTATGTTTAGTATTAACGTCGTTTGATTTTGAGTACTGTCGCATAATCATAATCTAACTCTCCATTGTCATCATCTAATTTCTTAGCTGATGCAATATTATATATAAGATTCTTATGCTTGTCTATAGCACTT